GCCGAACGCGAACATGTGATTCTGGCTACGATGCGCTGCGTAAATTCCGTTCGCCGCTTTCCAGAATCCGCGTTCATGCCACATTGAAGTAGCTGCGTCGTATACCCAGGTCTTTTTTGCGGAAGGAAAGTATAGAAATCCGAATGCGTGCCCACCCTCCTGCTGCGTGTAGCCTACCGCGTCGCTAAGCGTCGGATACGTTCTCCACTCCGCTTCGATAGCGTGATTGCTGACGCGCACAGGGGTATACCCCGAGGCGCGCCAGAAAATTCCATCGCCGCGCTCATCCCCACCCAGCCAAAAAATGCTGTTGTCGAGCCGCATCGGTGAAAGCGGAGCAATAATGCCCTGCTCGATGAACCCTCCGGGGATAACATCGAAAGGAACCGGAAAATTTCCATCGTTATAGTACGGCTGCGTCTGGTTTTCACCGAACAGCCATATTTCGCGGTGATCCACGATCATCGAAAGAATATTACCGATAATCGAGCTGTTGGCGATGAAGTTAAGTAAATTCCAGCTCGTCGCATCTTCCGAACCGGAAACTTGAACTTTTTTCGAGTTTTTAATCAAAGCAAGAAAAAATCCATCGCACCAGCCGACAAAGGAAACCGGGCCTGCAAACGTAACGCTAGTAAGCGGCGTAAATGCGCTGGTTGTGAGATCATAAACGTATGCCAGTCCAGCGGAAGCAAGCAACAACTGCGATTCACCGGCAACGAGAGAAGCAGGCAGGCTGTCGTTTGCAACCGTGCCGATAAGATTCTTGGTTCCATCGGCAAATACCTCGTACCACTGGCTTCCCCCTACGGCAAAAGCCCTGCCCTGCGTTTTAATTTCTGCGCGCACAGGAGAATCGTCCAATGCACAAAATACTTCAAGTCCGGGCGTGCCGATAAGCTGCAAATCGCTCTTGCCTTGCCCGGAGCCATCCTGCTCGACGTAGAAATTAACGCAGCGCTGGGCGTCAGCGCTGATCGCCTGGCTTTGGTAGGAAGCTCCACAAAATGAAAATCTTGCTATGGCACACCTGCCCCGAAGCGTGCTATACTTCGTTTATGGAAAATTGGAAAGCAGTCGTCGGATATGAAGGCCTTTACCAAGTTAGTGATAAAGGAAGAGTTAGGCGCATCGGCGCATGGTCTGACGGTAGGAAAACTAAGCCTATTGGAATTCTTAAAACTGGCACGAATAGGAGATATGCTCGCGTGGTCCTTCACAACAAAAAAGAAGGAAAACAAAAGCATTTCCCGGTTCACAGGCTCGTTATGGTCGCATTTGTTGGTCCAGTTCCTTACCAACATGAAGTTAATCACAAAAATGGACAAAAACACGATAACCGCCTTACAAATCTTGAATACATGACGCATTCTGAAAATCAATTCCATAAATATCGCGTGCTGAAAATTCCTCCGTCGTTCCAAGGCTCCAAGGCTCCTAGAGCTAAAATCACGGAAGATGATGTATTTGCAATTCGCGCCCTTCATAAAAGAGGATGGGCGCTCAAAAAACTGGCAGTAGAATTCTCCATTGGAAGTTCCGCGCTTTGCTGGATTGTCAAACGCAAATCTTGGCGTCATATATAATTTACTCATCAATTAACGCTGACCCGTCTTGTAATTAAACGAAGTAATATTCTTCCCTAGCTGCGAGGGCATCCCGGAATCCATCGTGCTGATCTTCGGAGCCTTCGAATTCGTTCTTTGAATCGCTGCCCGCGCCTGCTGCGCATTGATAATCAGAACAGGCGACGGAGCAGCCTGAAACGGTGAAACGAGAATCTCGGCAAGCGAAAGCGTGAGCGCGTCTTCGTAGCCCGGAGGCAAGTACAAAGTGGCCGGAAGATTGCTGACGCTTGAAAGAACGACGCGCGACCAAATTTCCAGCAAATAATTGAGTTGCGGCACGGGCCATAGGTACATATTCCCGATGGGAAACGATTGATCGTAGTACAGGTCCGTGGGAAGCGTTGTAGCGACGCCCTGCACACGCTGGTACGCCCACCAATCGGCGTCCCGAATGTTCACGGGCGAGCGCACCGGAGGATTGACGTTATTCAAAATGATGTTGGCTTCTTCGATAGTGACCGGGCGCTGCGGTACGTTCATATCAGCGCCCGGTCCTATCGTATGCGGTTGATGGTTGGGTTGCAGCGGGATGCTTTGGAACGTGCGGTTATAGGCGTAGAGCCTTTGCGTGTTCCAGGAGTCGATCATCCGGTTGAACTTCGATAGGCAAAACTGCGCCTCCGATGAGTCGATAGGCTCACCCATCGAATACGCTCCGATTTCAATGAGCGCATTCGTGATAAGGTCCAGCATCGTGATCGGCTGAACCGGGATCGGCGGTATCGGAGGCAGCGGCATTAGGTGTTCACGACTGCAATGCCGGAACTGCTTGATGTCGGCACCGGCCCACTGACCAAGATTTCCAGCTTACTCGCTGCATCGTAACCCCAATCGGTGAAACCGTATTCGGTGCAATCCTGCAAAAGAATTGCGCCACCTGCAGCTGCAAGAAGCTTCATAACGCCGGTTGCTGCCGCCCCGCCTGAAAATGCGGCGGCATTGTAGAATAGGCATCGCTTGAAAATCGTCATGCGGTCGATAGCAGCGGCAGCGGCGCATATCACTACGAGAGAAGATGCCGCCGTAGTCGCAAGAACCGGGAAAATACAATCCTCGAATACGTTTCTAGCTGCACCGTTGCTAAATTCTACGCTGGCATTGAGCACGCTTCGCGCAACCGTATCAAGCCCGATCACGCAATGATCGAAATAGTTTTCGTCTGTTGAAATCGTAAGCGAGCGGCTCGTGGTGCTGGCCGCGCCCGCCGAATCCGCGTCGCCCATGCCGGAAAGCTGGCAGTTACGAAACACGTTGCGGCTTCCGGTAATCGCCATGCAAATTTCAGCGGTCGTTCCCACCGTGAAACCGTGGAAAAACTCGATGTTTGCAAAGTAGCAGCCGTTTCCGCTCAATGTAAACAGATTCTTGAAAGCCGTTACGCCGAGCGTCGGAGCGACGCGCGAACGCATCGAGAAGCGCGATCCGGAAGAGATTCCGATGAAGTGCGCGGCGCTCTTGGCCCAGGTAAAAGCAGACCCGAGCCTGGCAGTCGATGAAGTCGCGCCGTTTCCGATGAGCACGAGAATATCGTTGTTGCCGGAAACCAGCAGCGCGTAGCCTCCGGCAAGCGTGGCGACCGGCCCAACTCCCGCGATTCCCTGCGTCGGTTGCGATCCGTCGTTGTTATCGTTGCCGTTCGCGGGATCGAGATAGTAAATGTTTCCAGTCGTTGCAAACCCGGATTGCGCGATCATAGTAGCGATCATGTTTGCCGTTTGCTGTGTAAAAGCTCCGAACTGCGTGAGTTTCATTTGTTATTTACCTTCCTCCAAAAGCCCTGAGAGAGCCGCTATGATTAAGTCGGCTCTTTGTCTCATTAGGCTTCTACTTCAGAAAGCAATTTGTCGATGTCCTTCCGCGTCCTAAGCTTGTCGAAAAGCCTTTCGAGAAACTCCACTCGTACCGTCAGTCTTTCCACGCCGCCCATTTGTTCGGATTGTTCGATGGACTCGACACTCGGATACGGCGTTTCGCCCCATTCCTTGCCGAGCTTGTCCTGCTCCTTCTGATCCTGCACGATGCGCGTGCCCATCACCTTATGATAGATGTGCTTTGGAAATTCAGTTCCGCGATTCCTGACCATTGGACCACGCCTCCCGCGTAAAGCAGGCGGGGAAGCGTTGGCTTCCCCGCCTTTTGGTTAAAAGTTAATACGAAGGGACATATTTTGACGCGCCTGCGTCCCAGGTGTAGCACTCGGTTTTGTTGACGACGAGCGTTGAACCGAGCGCGATGTTGTTTCCGGTTGAAACGGTATTCGTGGAATCCGGGATCATGCAGAAACCGTATCCCACACCGCCCACCGGAATTGTGAAGGAAGTAATCGTCGTGCTTCCCGTCAGCTTGAACAATGGACCGCTGATCGGCGTTGCCGTCGCAGCGGTAACCGTAGTCGAAATGTTCACCGGAATGCCTGAGTTGCCGGGGTTTCCGAAGCCGGGAACCCACACAAGTAGCGTTCCCGAACATTGCCAGTGGTTGCCGGTGCGAACGTTGATCCAAGGCGTTGCGATCACATTCGCAAGGACGCAAGGCCCTGGAGCGGGATCGTTGGGATAGAACCACGTCGGACGGCCGGCATAGACCACCGCCCCGGAGGCGTGCGCGGCTGCGCGTGTGCCGGACTGTCCTCGCGCAACGGTCAGCACAAGGCCGTTGACGTTCAGGACGGTCATCAATTCCTGATCGACGTAAATGGCAGTGTTGTAGCCGACATTAGGCGATGTGGAAATTCCAGTCGTTGCGGCGACTTGAACGAGCGTTGCAGAGTTCGTAACGGCGGCTCCGAGCGTCGTTCCGGTTAACGTGTTCTGCTGCGCTTGCGCGAAGAAAGGCATGAGCAACAGGGCGAAAGCTGCGATGAGGCACTTCATTTTGTTTTGTATGTTCATGTGTTTTCTCCTTACGAGCACAGCATGACTGCTGCGCAGTTATCGGGATAGAGCGCCCCGAAACCGCCGAGACAGTCAAATCGGTTGATCATTTTCCGTTGCGCGCCATCGAACTGGCGAACAAACGAAATTGACATTCCGGTATCGGGATCGCGCCGCGTGAAGGCCAGCTCAACAGCTTTCGGCTCTTCCAGCGGAACGCTGACGACTGCGAAAGCGTCCGGGTGAATCGCACAAGCCATCGTGCCCGTCTTGCCGTTCGGCGCAGGTGTTCCGGGAAACAGCGTCAACGCTCCCAAGTTTACAGGCAAGGCATCGACGTTCTGGTATTGCGAACCAGGCCCGTTGATCGGCGGCGAGATCGTCAGCACATCGAGCGCCGAGCCGCCTCCCGTGCCGACAAGCGGAGCGAGAATCGTGAATTGTTTTGTGAGCGAGCCGACAGTTTGACGAGTGGAAGGGTTGACCGAGTTCACGGCGGCAATCGAGAACTTATCGCCGACGTTGAACGTATCGCCCGCCGTGCAGTTAATAGCAAGCGAACTGCCAGATTGCCCGGAAAGATTCACAGTCACCGCGCCTGCCCATGTTCCGGCAGTGTGACGGTAGAGCGACTGCGATTCATACCAATCGAAGTCAATGGCATGGCCGATTGCGCCCTTGTTCCATTGTTTCGTGATTGCCGGTGCGGGGTTCAGGAAAGAAGCGAACGCCGGAACCAGCGCCGTGTTGACGCTCGATGGAATAGCAAGGATTCGCTCGCCATCGGGCGGGCATGCAAGCTCGTTCAAACGCTGCCGCACCTGTGAAATGGTTGTAAGCGAAGTAGGATCGACGCCCAGCACGCCCAGCATATTGTTGGCGTTCTGCGCGGCGAACTTTGCCGCCCGCAAGTCCCATTCCTGAGCAAGCTGCGACATGGCCGGAGCAATGTATTCCTTCTTGACGATTTCCTCGCCGCGCTCCATATTCAAAGCCTTTTCCATCGAGTCCCACTCGAAATCCACGCCGAAAATCTGGTTGCAGGTAATCGGCACGGAAATTCGGTTGATGGGCTGCGGATCGTAGCCCATGCCGTTCCGAATCAAGTAGCGTTGGGGAAGTTTCTTCTGGACAATTTCACCAACGGCAAACGGACGCTTGAATTCCTTGTTTTCGTCCGTATTGAAATACTTCAGAATTTCGAGCCTGTTCAGAAGTTGCCGCAGGCTTTCCATTCCGACCCAATCGACAATCTTAAAAATATTCGCCATTCACTTATCCTCTTCGAGAACGCTGTGCATCCTTTGCGTTCGCGGCTGCGATATACGCCCGCACGTCGCCATCCATGACGGCTTGCCTCGACTCATCCACGGTCACGACTTTTTCGCCGTCCACGCGAGAGGCCGGGGGTGGCGCTTCGCTGATTTTTTTTGTTACAGGTGCAGCCGCCGATTTTGGTTCACCGGAAAGCGAAAGTTCGAGTTTCGTAAGTTCGCGCGCCTGCGAGAATGAAGATTTCATGGCGTTGATGCGATCCAGCTCTTTTGGATTCTGACCGAGGTGATACAGGATCTCCATACCGATATCGGAATCCAAAATCCACGCATCTACGACGGAGCCTG